AAACCCATAACAATTAGGAGGTTAAAAGAATGTTTGACATAAGCATAGCAACTGTAGTAATTTATATAATAGTAGGGTCATTGGTTGGCTACTACCTAAACAGGAGGGATTGAGAATGAGTAATATAATAACAGAAACATACGCTGATAAACTGTATGAAGAACTATATGAAAAGTATTATAAAGAAGTGGGTAAGACTACAGATGATGTTGGGTATATAGAAAAGGAAGCTGAACGATTAGCTTTAATAGATTTAGATAACTTTGAAATGGAGGGATAAGATATGAGTAAACTATATAGAGAATATGAATATGAAAAAGAATGTGTACTTCACACACTTGACAAACTTGAAATGAGTGTGAGGTTTCTAAACGTATGGGTCAATGAGCCTATGGGTTTAGAGAACGCTAAGTACGTATTAGAAAAGAACTCTAACAGGAAATATGATTTGTTAGATATTAATATGGTAAAGGAATTAGTAGAGGAGGAAGTGAGATGACGCATGATATACTAATGAAGGTAGCAATACTGGGTATGATAACTTGTATCTGGATATTGTATTTAATAAATGGAGGTGCAGTGTGAGTGATTGGATAGAAGGAACTAAACCTAAGAAGATAGAAGCTAGATACAGTGCATATCTTAGTTGGGATTTAGATGAACTAGGTATTGACTGGGACGATATAGAAGATTGGGACTTGTTAAGAGCAGACCTACACATAACTTTTAAAGACGGAACTCAAAAGGTATATGAAAACTGGCAAGACGTGGACGTAGATTATAAACATAACTTTGAAGAAGTACTTATCCTTGATGAGAACTGGGACAGAGTGGAGGGATTGAACTGATGAAAGTATATGAGATAACAGTAAGCACAACTGTTCAGATAGATTCTTTAGATGACTATGCTGAAAGCAAAGAACATGCTATAGATATTATGTGGGATAGGTGGGGTGTATATAAAGACACTTTAGAAATAACAGAAGTAAAAACATGGGAGGAAGATGATGACAGCTAAAGAAATGACAGATAAAAATTTTATAAACTTTCAAGATGATTTCTATAATCTTTTAGAAAAGTATGGAGTTGGTAAGATTGATATAGAACATTCACAGTTTAATAGTATTTGCAACCTTAGAAATAAGGTAGTAGAATTTATTGAACAAGAAACGTGGGAGGAAGATAATGGTTGAACTACATTTAGGAAGAAAGACTTTAGCATGTTTAATATTTGAAGATGTGTTTAGAGAGGGAGGTGGAGTAATTGACTGGGCTTATGGTGTTAATGTAGAGACTATAGAAATGAACACAAGCTTTGGAACTGATATAACTTTAAAAACTTCAGAAGCTAGGAAGCTATTAAATTCTTTTAAAAAGTTAGCACCTAAAGTAAATGCAGGTTTAAGAACACAGATTCATAGTAAAGTAAATGATATAATGATACAGTTAATAAAACAAGGAGAACCTATAGCATGAACAAAACATTATACAAAAGACTAGAAGATATATGTGCAAGAGAATATGTGGTCAATAGATTATCTGAACATAAGTTTAGAACATTTGTCGACTTTCTTTATGATGACATAAGAACATGGGATAGACCAACAGAAGTATCAGATGTTGACATAATACATAGGATAGAAGAACATCTAAGCTACATGGTAAGCAGGAGATTAGCTGATGCACACATAGGTACTAACCATGACTAACAATCTCTTAGAAAGGCTTAGAAAAAAATTAGTATTTTTACTTGACAAGCTAGAAATTAAGTTTACAATACTTAAAAAATCTAGTAACAATAATAAAATAATTATTAATAAAGATATTAAAAATAATATTCCTAAACATTTAAAGGAATTAAATAATAAACAACTAAAAGATTTACAAAGTCTTTTTAAAAAGAGGATATAATATGAAGGTAAAACAATTAAAAACTAAAGTAAGTATTGACATGAGTGTTAGTGAGTATGACACTTTATTTAAATACATAAACAAAATAGATAGTATGTTAAATACATTACATGAAACAAATGATTTATGGTTGTCTGATGTACATAACTTAAGCAGTCTTAGATATGAGTTAGTTGAGTTGCTAGATGCTGAATGGAATCCAGATACTTATAGATATATAAAGAGAGGTAGTAAATAATATGAAAGCATTTATTTTTAAAATACTAATGTTTATAACTTTAGGTTTAACTATGTATGTTAGTGTTCTTGTACTTGATAAGAATACTACTATCAATACAGAAGATATAGATACTATCAATAGGAAGATGAACTCTCTTGAAGAAACTATACTTGAAGTAGAGACAGAACTTAACAACTTGAAAATTATTTACAAGGGTTTGAGAGATGCTGTAAACAATACAGAGATAGAGGTTGATACTAAAGTAAGACAAGCTGTTGATGATAAGTTCAAGGAGCAATCAGCTACAGGTGGGTTGGGTGTATTGACTGGAGACTATGCAGAGTTAGAGTTAGAGTTAGAGGAAGTTGAATGAGAGAAGACTGTAAGCTAACACCTATGACTAAAGAAGAGTATAGGGTATGGGAAGATTATGTTATTAATTATAACTATAATAATCCTACCGACCAGATATCTTATGAAGTTACATTTGTTAATAATGATATCTATGAAGTTAAATTATTAGACTTAAAGGTTGACAGAGAGGGAGAGTAGTAGTATCATAGATACTTATTTCAGGTATGTCCAAAGGTGTAGCCCTCAACTAACCTTCCTGAACCTAAAGACATACGATTATATCGTGCTAGTTACTGGTCTAGTGCCAAGAAAACCAGACTAAGTTTTACAAGTTTTGCGGGTGTCCGAGCTACTGTAAAAACTTTAGAGGTGGCAACACTTATTAAAGTTGTAGATGACATGGGATAAGAACTAAACCGGAGACCTTCCCCGCAAATTAGTTGCTCTCTACTTTAGCAGGTATGGGTTTTGAGAATAAAATAAACTCATCCATTTTAACACGAGGGTTATTATGAAATTATATTTTAAATCAACAACACTAGACAAGAAGATAGCTTGGACATGGGTAGACATGGATAAAGCATACTGGCTTAGTTGGATTCCTAAGAAGTCTGATATCAAAATCGTTACAAGACTTAACAAAGAACAAAAGAAAGAAGCACGTGATGAACTGTGGGAAGAGTTACAATCCTCTGCACAATTTACACGTGATAGAAACAACGCAAGACGTAGAGCAAAAAGACTTGCAAAGCGAAGCAAGACGTGATAGAATCTGAACACTTAATACTAAAAAACTAAACCAACGGAGGTAATTATATGTATGAGTATGTAGAAGGAAAAGCTATGTGGGCTAATGTCAGCACACCAAACACTAAGTTTGAACCACATAAGTATGGAATAGTTGTGTTGACTGATGAAGATACTGCTACCAGATTAGAGGGTGCAGGTTTATCAAGAGTAAGAACCAGAGATGGTCAAGCTAAGTATGATGAACCGGCTTTCTCATTCAGTAGAAAAGTAGACAAGCATGATGGGACTACCAATCCTGCACCTAAGTTAGTTGATGCTGAAGGCACAGACTTAGATGTTAATGTTGGTAATGGTTCTGGTGTGACTGTAAAGATTAAACCCTATACAGGTAAGTATGGTACGTTTGCAGAGTTAATAGCTGTAAAGGTTACTGATTTAGTAGAATACTCTGAAGCTAGTTCAGACAACGAGGAATTTTAATATGATAATTACTATTAAGAATGATGATGGTGAATCAGTCTATGATGTTTCAAAGATTGAAGATGAACAGAAGAGAGCAGGTGCTAATGTATCTATCAGTAAGATAGGCACATTGAATGTACTGGTTGAAGCTTTAAACTATGCTTCACAAGGTCATCAAAATAATCTTGAAGCTGTGCTAAAGGAAAGCCCTGAAGCAGTAGTTGAACAAGATGATACTGAAGAAACTGTAGAAGATTCAACAGAAGAAGAATCTTAATCCATAGTGAGGGCTAACAACATGGATAAAACATGGGATAAACTACACCAACCCTGTCCGCTTTGCAACAGTAGTGATGCTGTAGGAATCAACGAAGATGATTCAGCAAAGTGTTTCAGTTGTGGTGAGTTTATGCCTAGCTATACTAAAGCATGTGGAGGAAAGGATATGCAAACAGTGACAACAACACAGACTAAACAACCTGATATTGTAAATGAAGGTAAGTTTTCTGCTCTTACAGATAGAAAAATATCTCAAGCAACTGCCACTAAGTATGGAGTTAAATGTGTACATGACCTACAAGGTAATGTCGTTAAACATTTTTATCCCTACTACAATGGACATGAGCTATCAGCTACTAAGTGTCGTAACGTAACAAACAAAGACTTCTTTGTATCTGGTACTTATAACGATACAGGTTTGTTTGGTCAACAGTTATTTAAGAGTGGCAAGTATGTCACCATAACAGAGGGAGAGTGTGACGCGATGTCTGCTTACGAACTACTTGGTTCTAAGTGGGCTATGGTATCTATCAAACGTGGTGCGAATGGTGCAGTAAAAGATATCAAGGAAAGCTTAGAGTTCTTTGATGACTTTGAAAATGTTATCATCTCATTTGATAATGACAAGGCAGGTAAGGAAGCATCTATTAAAGTTGCTAGACTTTTCAAGCCCGGCAAAGCTAAGATACTCACACTCCCTCATGGGTTCAAAGACCCTAATGATATGCTTCGTTCCAACAGACATAAAGAGTTTGTTGAATCTTGGTGGGCTTCTAAAGTTTACACACCTTCTGGTGTTATAAATGTTTCAGAACAAAAAGAGAAGTTCCATAATAGAGAGAAGAAACAGAGTGTCCCTTATCCTTATGAAGGATTAAACAAAAAGTTATATGGACTTAGACAAGGAGAACTTGTAACACTTACAGGTGGTACAGGTCTTGGTAAGTCTAGTGTAACTAGAGAACTTGAACATCATCTTATTAAAAATACAGAAGACAACGTAGGCATCATAGCATTAGAAGAAGATTGGAGACGTACCATTGATGGTATACTTTCTATTGAAGCTAATGCTAGACTATATGTTGACCAAGAACGTGAGAAGTTTTCTAGAGAAGAACTTGATAAGATGTTTGATATGCTATACGATGGTGACAACCGAAACAGAGTTTGGGTACATTCCCATTTCGGAACCAACGACATTGATGACATCTTTACTAAGCTTCGCTTTATGATTATAGGATGTGACTGCAAGTGGGTGGTCGTTGACCATTTACATATGTTAGTTAGTGCTGTTCATGAAGGAGATGAAAGACGTGCTATTGATTCTATCATGACTAGACTTAGAAGTTTGGTAGAAGAGACAGGTGCAGGAATCATTTTGGTTTCACACTTACGCAGAGTTGATGGTAACAAAGGACATGAGAATGGTATTGAAGTATCTCTATCTCATCTAAGAGGTTCAAATAGTATTGGACAACTTAGTGATTGTGTGATAGCATTAGAACGTAATCAACAGTCAGATGACCCTGAAGAAGCTAGGACTACAAGACTAAGAGTTCTTAAGTCTAGGTATACTGGTGATGTAGGTATGGCTGCTAGAGTTGTATATGATTCAGAGACAGGTAGATTATCAGAGATTACTGATAGTGATATAGAATTTGATGATGGATTAGAGGAGGCATTTTAATGCAATTAGTATTTGATATAGAAACAGATGACTTGAACGCAACTAAGATACATTGTCTTGTTGCACAAGATGTGGATACTAAAGAGATATTTAAATTTCCACCAGATAAATTACAAGAAGGCTATGAGCTATTAACTAAAGCTGATACTCTTATTGGTCATAACATTATAGGATTTGACATACCAATGGTGCATAAGTTTAGTAATGTAAACTTATCTAGTATTCCTGTTATAGATACCCTTGTACTATCTAGATTATTTAATCCTTCTAGAGAAGGTGGACATAGTCTAGAGAAGTGGGGATATAAATTAGGATATCATAAGATAGAGTTTTCAGATTACTTAAATTACTCTCAAGAAATGTTAGACTATTGTGTACGTGATGTAGAATTAAACACAGCAGTACTAGGTCAACTTAGAAAAGAAAGTAAAGGGTTTGATAAAGAATGTATT